GTTCTACCCCTGCCGGCCGGAGATCTTCGACGTCACCTACACGGAGGTACGCGCATGAACGATCCGATCAAGACACTGAACGCACCGGAGTTCATCGACCTGCTTCGGGCGGTGAATGCGCACATCCCAGCCAATGAGCTGATCACCCAGGACACCCTCACCATCACCGCCGGCACCAACGAGTTGGCGGTCCTGAACCTGAGCATCTTCATCAACCTGCCGGACTGGGAGGGGTTGGCGAAGGTGGAGCGCGAGGCACATCCGTTGTTGACGGTCGAGGTTCACGATCACGCCAACTGCGTGTGGATCAAGGCCGAGGAGCGCTACGACTGCGAGGTGTACGCATGACTGACGAGCAGCTGCTGGACGAGGTGATGCAGGTCATCAATGACGAGACCTCGGACTATGTCCTGACCACCAACGAGGACGTGCGTCGCGCTGCAAGGACGATCATCTACCTGGTGCGCCGGCACGACGCCGGCGCGGTCATCATGGAACTTCCACTTCCACCCGGCTACCAGACCCTGCCGCATGGCGTGAACTACACCCACCCGATGAGGATCAATCTCTGATGGACACCCGACACACCACCACCTGCTTGGTGATCACCGATCCGAAGCTGCTGCTCGCTGAGTTGGATGCGTTGGCCAGCAGCCCAACTCGTAATCACACGTTCGTGGAGGCCGAGAAGGTGCGGACCTTGATCTACAAGCACACCAAGATCGTGGCTTCCAGCCAGGTCGTGGCTGAGGAGATGGCGTCCCGAGTGGAGCCTGGCATCCTCGAGCGCGAGATCGCAGATCTGCACCGGACCCAGATCGCCCACGAGATCACCAAGGAGTTGAAACTGACCACCGAGGTCACCTACATCGACTGGCGTCGTGATGATCCGTGGCATGTGACCGAAGTGCAGGTGCAGTGATGACCAAGAAATGGATCTGGGAAACCTCCATGTCGCCGGTCTACGCCCCTATCACCGAGCGTGAGGCGAAGCGCATGGTTGAGGAGAAAGAGCTCGGAACTCTGAGAGAGGTCGAGCTCACAGAGGTCCAGGCACGCAGGCTCGACAAGGCACAGTCCGACTTCCTCGCGATCCTGCTCGAGGTCGAAGCCAAGTTCTACGCGGATCTGCTCTGATGGACCAGTACCAGTACCCCTGCGGCTGCTATGTCATTGTGGACGGCAACGAGACCACGACCAAGCGCTGCGACGAGCACAAGGCCAAGTACCCACACCGCCTGGACAAGGAGAAGTGGAGGGCTGGCAGATGAACAGTTCACTGACGCAGAAGGAGCTGCGTGTCCTGTCTCACTCAGCCAATGGGCTGACCACCAAGGAGATCGGTGACCAGATGAGCCTGAGCCCGTTCACGATCAAGACCCATCTCGATCGCATCATGAAGAAGCTCGGAGCTCTCAACCGCACTCACGCTGTGGCTATCGCTCTGCGCTCAGGGTGGATCCGATGAAGCACTGCCTGTCCTGCGGCAAGCAGATGACCAGACGCGAGAAGGAAAGGCCGGCTGAGTTCCGTAGGCGCTCCTACTGTGGACTCAAGTGCTCAGTGGCTGATCGCAGCCGCAAGGCTGTGGAGAAGCAGCTGGCTGCCGACCTCGAGAACGCCTACCCACAACTGAATCCTGGAGCGTTGGACTTCGACAGGAACGAGATCCTGACTCGAGCGCACATGGCAGCCCCGCAGATCCCCGTCTCGCTGATCGCTGATGTTGTCGATGCTGTGGAGCCGATGATCTCAGCGAACACCAGGCGCAAGCTGATGGCGCTGGTCGCCCTGGATGTACGGGCCAAGAGGGTCTATCCCTGATGACGCTTTGGCACTCTGAGGAGTATGACGCTGACGTCGAGACCATCGAGGTCCCGATCAGGATGCAGATCACGCGTCCGCCCACGACTCGTGACGAGCTCTGGGATCTGGTCTACGCCATGTGGAACATCAGAATCCCGCGTCTGCAGGTGTGCGACAACCACTGCTCACCCTTCGACGCGTTCGCTGAGGCCTACTTCGGCAACGACGCCAACTACGCACTGTGGTACGGCGCCCGCGGCACGGGCAAGTCCTTGATGCTCGCCCTGCTGGCCCTGACCAAGGCAGTCACCCTCGACATCAACGTTGTGCTGCTGGGTGGGTCGATGGCCCAGAGCCGCAACGTGCACGAGCACGTGGAGTCTCTGCTGGGCTTCAGCGTTGCTCCCTCATACGCGGTCGAGCGCCAGATCCTCACCGAGCTCAAGTTCAACCTGGGCAACTGGGTGCGACCCATCCCGGCATCCCAGACCACGGTGCGTGGCCCACACCCACACATGCTGCTGCTCGACGAGATCGACGAGATGGACTCTGACATCTACGACGCTGCGATGGGCCAGGCGATGGCCAAGCCCAATGCGCGCGGCTACATGGTGCCAGAGATGACTGTGGCCTCTTCCACATGGCAGAACCCGATCGGCACCTTCCAGGAGGTGCGTGACGAGGCCCTGCTCAAGAACAAGGCGATCCGGGAGTGGTGCTACAAGGAGGTCCTGCACACATCGGAGAACCCCAATGGCTGGATGGACCCGGCGTTCATCGAGCGCAAGCGCATGTCTGTGCCGGCCGAGATGTTCCGGGTCGAGTACGACATGGGCGAGCCCTCAGGCGGCTCGCGCGCATTCGACATCCTCAAAGTCGCGGAGTACTTCATCCCGATGGAGGCGATCAGGGAGAAGCACAACTACAACGACGACCTGTGGGTGTTCGAGGAGCCTGATCCGCTGGGGTCCTATGTGGCAGGTGCGGACTGGGCCAAGGAGCGCGACAAGACGGTGGTGGCGGTGTTCCGCACCGACCTCGAGCCGCATGCGATGGTCTACCTGCGCACGCTGAACCGGCAGTCATGGCCAGCCATGGTGAAGGTGTTCAACGACACGATCAGTGCGTACCACGCACGCTCAGCCCATGACGCCACTGGTGTGGGCAACGTGGTCAACGACCTGGTTGATGAGCGAGTGTACAAAGTCCTCATGGTCGACCAGAAACGTAAGGACCTACTGAACGAGTACATCAGCGACTTCGAGCAGGGCTTCTACCGGATGCCCATCAAGACCAGCGCGTACAACGCCCACCGGGCGACCACCATGGAGATGATCTGGGCAGGTGCTGCCGGAGGCAGTCATCTTCCTGACGAGGTAGCCGCATGCGCGATCGCCAATCGCGCAAGGCGGGCGATGCCACCGCCAGTGGGTGCGGTTGCGGTGCCCAAGAGCGCACAGGGCCCGGCCGGCTACGCAGACCTCGAGGGACGGCCCGCTGACGAGCGTCGCGCTGGGGTGGTCAGTGTGCGTGATCCTGACGAGGATGTCTCTGTGATGTGGCTGCCATGACCAGTACTGTGAAGAGAACCCAACGGAGAAGGAGAACGCCCATGATCCCCACACCAGGTCGCATCGTGCAGTACACACTCACTGCTGATGACGCTGCGCAGATCAACAGGCGCCGCAACGACGCTGCTCGCAATCGCAGTGATGCTGTGGTCAACCAGTTGGGCTACATGCTGCACACCGGCAACTACGTCAGCGCGGGCGACAGCTACCCGCTGATCATCACGCGCATGTGGGTCAACAACGGCGACAACTCGTCTGTCAACGGCCAGGTGCTCCTCGACGGCAACGACACGCTGTGGGTCACCTCGGTCGCACAGGGCGAGGGCGAACGCACGTTCCGGGAGTTCCCGCGCACCTGAGGCAGATCCTTCATCTGTACCCGTAGGGCCCTGTGACGGTGGATAGTTGGACCACGTAGGACCCGCCATCGTCAGGAGTGAGTCGTGACCAGTCCCTTCGACACCTACGCACCGGGGTACCTGGATACGTCCAACGAGGATGCGGAGCTGCTGGCGGCCGCACTGAAGGTATCGGGGATGGCGGAGCTCGGCGTCACTGGCGTGAAGCGCGCCGGTGGGTACGTCGATGAGGAGTTCCTTCCCCAATTGCGTGGGCGCAAGGCAGTCCAGACCTACAAGGAGATGGCGGAGAACGAGCCCCTGGTGGGTGCGCTGCTGTTCACCATCGACAGGTTGCTGCGCAATGTGGAGTGGCGGGTGGAGCCCGGCGGCAAGACGGCGGAGGACACCAAGGCTGCCAAGCACCTGGAGACCTGCAAGGACGACATGGAGACCTCGTTCGATGACTTCATCACCGAGGTGCTGTCGATGCTGCCCTACGGCTGGTCATGGCATGAGGTGGTCTACAAGCGTCGGGCTGGGTTGTGGCAGAAGGATCCACGTCATATGTCGAAGTTCAACGACGGCCTGGTCGGGTGGCGCAAGATGCCCATCCGCGCACAGGAGACCCTGCTGCGCTGGGCCTTCGACGAGCGTGGTGACGTCAAGGCGATGATCCAACTCGCACCACCGCGCTACCAGACGGTTCCCTTGCCGATCGAGCGCAGCATGTTGTTCCGCTACAAGCACCACAAGGGCAACCCGGAGGGTGTGTCCATGTTGCGCACCGCCTACCGGCCGTGGTTCATGAAGAAGCGCCTGGAGGAGTTCGAGGCCATCGGCATCGAGCGCGACCTCGCTGGCCTTCCGATCGTGAAGATCCCTGCTGAGCTGCTGCAGTCCAAGCCGGGCACTGAGGGCTACAAGGCGGTGGAGAACTTCCGCAAGATGGTCAAGACAGTGCGGCGCAATGAGCAGGAGGGCATCGTCTTCCCGATGGCCTACGACCAGGACACCAAGCAGCCGCTGTACAACCTCGAGCTCCTCGGTGGTGGCGGCTCCCGCGCATTCAACGTCGATCAGGTCATCCGTCGCTATGAGGAGCGCATCCTGATGACGGTGCTGGCCGACTTCATCATGGTGGGTCACCAGTCGGTGGGGTCCTACTCGTTGCACACCGACAAGACGGGCATCTTCCGCACCAGTCTCAACAGCATCGCCCAGTCGATCGCCGACGTGCTCAACAGGCAGGCTGTGCCCAGGCTGTTCGCCGCCAACGGCTGGAAGCTGGAGAACCTGCCCACGATCGTGCCCTCTGATGTGGACTCCCCGGACATCGCCCAGTTGGCCCAGTTCATGTCTGCGATGGCTCAGACCGGTGTGAC